CAGTCGCCGGTGTTGGTGGCTGCGCTACAGTCGCCGGTGTTGGTGGCTGCGCTACGGTTGCCGGTGTTGGTGGCTGCGCTACGGTTGCCGGTGTTGGTGGCTGCGCTATAGTTGCCGGTGTTGGTGGCTGCGCTACGGTAGCCGGTCTGATTTTTGCTGCTCTCTGCTTTTTCTTTTATGTACTCGACCGCAGCTTTTACGATGCCAGCAATTCCGATCTCCGCCCGGAGCTTTATTTTCGTTCCGGCTCGCTTGCTATCGCCTTCTGCTTCTTCGTCCGTCACGCCATCTAGGTCAGCCACGAAAAACCGACTGTCGGCCGGGGCGTAATGGGCGAACACATCCAGCGGGTACTCGCATCCATGGAAGCCTTTGTCGCACAGTTTCGCTTCCTCCTCCACATATTCCTTTCCGAGCTCAAACTGGAAATCCCGGCATTTCATTTCTTTATTGGTGCCTTTGTAGACGATCACTTGACATCCCTCCCCTTATCGTGTATAGTTGTGGTGGTGGTTAGGTCTCCGTCTTTGGCGGGGGCCTTTCTTTTTTTGTACTCCTCCTGCTGGCGGCGGATACAGCGCAGAACCCATGCTGTGAAGTTGCAGTAACCCATTTCGATAAGCTGCTGACGGAACTCCGCCATATTCACATAACCCAAAGGAATACGCACAGACAGCTTATAGTTTGCTTCCCGCTTCCTGCCTGGCTTGTCCGCTATCAGCGCTTCCGCTTCGGCAGTACGCCGGATGCCATAATACTCCGGCCGTTTGCACATACTGTCCAGCGGCTTGGTGTAACCGGGGAACTTCTCCCGGATAACTGCTATCCTCTCGTTCTGCTCCATAGCCTTACCTCACCAGCAGCAGGATAGCCGCTGCTGCGAAGATGGTTCCCATTCCGAGGACTACGGCCAAGGCTTCCTGCAGCCACTCCTTTTTACTCATCTTCCTGTACCTCCTTTTGCGGAAGCTGCGGCAGGAATGCCCACCACTGGACTTCGATAGCGGTCTCCACATTATCTTCGCTGACATTGAACACCTGATGCTTGGTGCTGAATGGCAGGGTTGCGTATCTTCCCGGATTTGTCTGGCACAGGTAATGCCCGTCCTTACTGGGTACGATCTCATCCGAGTTAAACCACCGGATAAAGGTGTTGGTTGTTGCTTCCATGCTGTTCCTCCTTCTCTTTTTCCAAGTTCGCTTCCCATTCCAAAAAACCAGCCATATTGGCAGGATCGGAATAGAAGCGCTCCATTGCTTCCATCAACCAGGCACAAAGGAAATCCCTTTTGCTCTGCGGCATTTTGGAAATATTTATGGTGCCTACTGTTATTACCTTCATGGGTTGTTCCTTTGGCATTTCTCCCCCTCCCTTTCCTTAATAAGTTCGGCCAGCGCCTTGCGAAGTTTTGCTTCCGCAGAGGGCGCCTCTCGGTCAGCGTTCAAGACCTGGCTTACATACTTGTCATGCAGGTTCGCCCGCCGAGCCACTTCTTTGATGGTAAAACCGGCGTTGTGTATTTCGCCGATTAGCTTACCCGTCCATTGTGCAGGCATCCGAATTTTCACGCTCCTTTAACTAAGTAGTTGACTTTGGTTAGTTTGCGCTGCATAATAAAGGTGCTAAGAATATCACGCATTACATACTTCCAAGTGGCGAGGAAATAACCAAAGTTATTCTCTCTATCTGTATTGTAACTAACTTTGGTTATTTTGTCAAGACAGATTTCTAACTTAAGGAAGTTTCTTTGTTTTGCACAAATAACGGAGGTTAGTTTTGTATATGTTTTATGATCGTTTCAAGGCTTTGTGTGAAAATAAGAAAACTACCCCAACAAGAGCTGCCATCGATATGGGGTTTAGCAACTCCATAACAACAAAATGGAAAAAGACAGGGGCAACGCCGGACGGTATTACTCTTGCAAAAATCGCTGAGTACTTCGGCATCACCGTAGATGAGCTTTTGGGCAAAGAAAAACAGCCCACCGAAGGTGAGCTGTCTGACGAGGAAAAGGTTATGCTGGATTTGTTTCGTCAGGCTGGGGACGATGCTCGGCGCCTGGCACTGCTTGCATTAGAACACGGCGAGCAAAAGTGACATTCTCCGGGTGCTGCCGCATCAGTTCGATGAAACGGGTCTCCTCCTTTGTTAGTTCCTTCATTACTCTTCTCCTTTATGTCGTTTACGCACGATTCCGTCACGGCGTAGTGTTATTATGTCGTACCTTAATCATACTCCCTTTATTTGCCAAAATCTATTGACGGTTTTGTGGATTTTATTTCTATTTCTTTGTGCATAAAACATATGTTCGTTACAAATATAATAGTACACCACAGGGTGTCCAATAAAAAGGACTGATAGAGGAGATGGGGCAAAATGAAAAAGCTATTTATTGTTTTGGCCGCGCTTCTATTATTATGTAGCTGTGGTAGTCGGCCAGCGGATCACGGAGAGGACTTCGCCCCCTGCACAATCTGCGGCAGAATTACAGGCATAGATGATCTTACTGATGTTGGATATAATGACGAGTATCTATGCAAAGACTGCTTAGACAAAAGAACATTCCTGTGCGAATACTGCGGGAGCCGGTATCCTCTTGAAGCGATGATAAGCAAGAACCCAACATATTGCGAGTTCTGCCGTGACGATGTGCCGCAATGCTACACATGCAATGCTTATAGTGGCCTTCATCACTTCGGGGACATACTCGGAACCGGGGAAGATACATACTTTTGTGGAGAGTGCATCTTTGATGCCATCTCACATTCTGGCCTTGTGGATATCAATACCTTGATAAACAAATGGGTTGACTATACAATGGATAATTTCTAATCAAAATACCGCCCCCGGCAACGAGGGCGGTTAATAATAGGAGGAGAGAAAATGCAAAAAGATTTAGGAATGAAGTGGCTAAAGGTTTGCAAAATCCTTTGGCTGATTGGGGCTGCAATTTGTATCTATTTCATTTGGCTCTCTCTAATTGGTTCTGCTATCGTTTTCAGTGCGTTTCCTGCATATACCTTGGTCTGCGTAGCATTGTGCCTCACCAGCTCATTTCTGACCGCTTTGGCGTACACTGCAGTTAGCAGCTTCTGTGCTTCCCGATTCAAATACATAATTGCGTTGTTTGCTATAGCACCTATTTCGGCAGCTATAAATGCATATGGAAGCGTGATTACGGAAGATGGAGGAACGAAACTCATCATGTCCAGCGGATGCTTCGCGATAGTTGCCCTGGCCTGGTCGCTTCCGAACATCATATACTTTATGCACAGAAAGCACCTGTTTACAGGAACAGATCCAGATAGCGACACAACAGAACCAGTTTGCGCTCCTGATGCCGGAGCAGAAAACGCAGAAAGCAAAGCCGCGGAGGAGAAGCCTAAACACGGAATTGAAGTCCACAAAGTAAAGGTTATACCGGTAAAGATAGGATCAGGTAAGCAAGAGAACCAAATAAAACAGATGAAAGAAGAACCGCAGGAAAGCGAAAAGGCAGGTACCGTCAAAAGCGTGAAGAAAAAGTCGGTTTCAACCTATGTGTTTATCATTTTGCTGGCAGTTGTATCTGCAGTATGTGTATGGCAAGCCACCCAGCTTTCTGCCGCTCGCGATAATGCTTCAAATCTTCAAAGGTCCATCACTGCGTTGAAAACGCAAATAGAAGTGCAAGAATCAGTAACGGAGAAGAAGAATGAGATTATTGACGACTTGAACGATCGAATTGATAAACTCGAAGGAGAGGTGAATCGACTGCTTGGATACAGGAAGTATCTAACAGCTGCTGACTGGGAGGAATTAGAACGGAACTACCAGAAAAACAATTGATGACATTCGTGACATAATCGGAAAGTACAGATGAATCTTTCTCCTCTCGTTGCAAAAAGGGAGAAATCTAATTGATCGGTCAAATAGGAGAAAACAATGGCGAAAAAAAGATATGACCTGCGGCCGGTGCGCACCGTATGCATCTATGCGCGGTACTCCCCCGGCAGCAGACAAACAGATCAATCCATAGAGGGGCAGCTCCGGGTGTGCCAGGAATATGCGGAACAGCACGATTACCGGATTATTCAGACATATGCCGATAAGCACAAGACCGGCACCAACGATGACCGGGAAGCGTTCCGGCAGATGATAAAGGACAGCGAAAAGGGCCTGTTTGATGCCGTCCTCGTGTGGAAAAGCGACCGTTTCGGCCGCAACATGGAGGATATGGTGCTGAATGAAATGCGGATAAAGCGCAATGGTGTGTCGCTGATTTCCTGCACCGAGCCGGTAGCGGATGGGCCATTAGGCGGAATGCAAAAGGCAATGCTGATGGGCATGGCAGAGTTTTATTCCGCAACGAATGCCGAGAATGTACGCCGCGGCCTGCTGGAGAGCGCCCGGAAGTGCCAGATCACCAGTGGGGCAATCCCATTTGGTTACAAGGCCGGTGAGGACAAGCGCTTTTATACCGACCCGATCAACGCAGCGGCCGTTTTAGAGATTTTCCAGCGCTACGATGGCGGAGAATTGCTAACGCACATCATGGACGACTTGAACAAAAAGGGAATCCGGTCCCACAAGGGAAAGCCCCTCACACGCTCGTCCATGTATTCCATCCTGCGTAACGAAAGATATACCGGGGTATATATCTACGCCGATATCAGAGTAGAGGGCGGAATGCCACAGATCGTCCCGAAAGACTTATACGAAAGGGTGCAGATTAAATTGGGAAAGAATAAACACGCACCGGCAAGAGCAAAAGCTGCCGAACCGTTCATCCTTACCACAAAGTGCTTCTGCGGCCAATGCGGCGGCCCGATGGCAGGAGAGAGCGGAACAAGCAAGACCGGGGCAAAGCATTATTACTATGGTTGCGTCCATCACAAGAACAGCCGGGATAAAAGCAAAGCCTGCCAGAAGAAGCCGGTAAGGAAAGACTTCTTAGAGCGGCTAGTTATTGACACAACCCTCGATGTAGCGCTGCACAAAGAAAATATCCAGTCAATCGCCGCAGACCTTTGTGCGTGGCAGCAAAGGCAGAAAGATACAGCGATCCTGGACGGGTTAAAATCGCGCAGGAGAGAGTGCGAGAAAGCAATCGGTAATCTTGTCGCCGCACTCGAAGCAGGCGCTGCATCCCCCACCATTGCGGCGAGAGTAAGAGATCGAGAGGAAGAACTGGAGAACATCAAGTTTGCCATTGCAGAGCAGGAGCTGGTGCAGGAGAAATTTGACGAAAAAAAGATCATGTACTTCCTCTCAAAGGTTCCCGAGGGCAACCGGACGGATATAAATTATATGCAGCGCATAGTAGATACCTTCATCAACTCTGTATTTGTCTACGATGATCGGGTTGTTATTTGCTACAACTTTGATGGAGACGGCAGCAAGATCACCGTTAATGATGTAGACAAGGCCATGCAGGAAGCCGAAGATAGAGAAAATCGCCAGATAACACAAGAAGCCCCCGGGCAGGGGGGCTCCTGTGTTGAATCTGACGATTCCAAGTGTTCGCCTTATGGCGGTTTGGTGCGGGGTAATGAACCAAAAGCGAACTCCATACTTTTTTTCCAGCGCGCTTTTGGAATCATTGTAAAACTGCAATAATTTTACCACACTTTTTCTGAAACGCCAATCGCTTCGTACAAAAGGTGCTTTTGCTTTGTGGTTGCGTTTGGCACAGCCTTGTCGATGGCATCTTTCTTTTTCCGGCTGGCAGAGTTGGTAATCGTCTTACCGTTCTCGTCCTTGTCGCCGGTGATGCCGCGGGCAGCAAAGTATGCGGCATAGTACTGGTCATAGGTAACTCCATGCGCCACATATTCTGCAGCTTTCTCTCCGACATCCTTGTTGTAGTTCTTTAGCGCATATTCCGCGCCGAACGCCTTGCGGTTTGCTTCGCGCTTCACCACATCGCTGTCTGCACTTCCGATGCTCTTTGCGGTTTCCTCGTAGGTGCCGACGGTCAACAGGGCTTTTCTATAAATCTCGTTTCGTAATTCCAGCAGGTCACGAGCCTCGCTCATCTTCTCCTTGCGGGTCTTTTCTCCGCTGTTGTAAATTTCCTTGAGCTGCTTCGTGATCTCGGACGCCGCCTTGCTCTGCTTATACAGGTAGGAGTAGGTTGCATCATCGGCTGCTGTCGCAAGCTCGGTCTCCTTTACCTGCTTGGCTTCATCCAGTGCATCATAGAAGTCGCTGCCCAGCCGGTTCTGCCGGACGCTATCTACCACGAAAGCCTTTACCACCGCAGGGACATCAGCTTTCTTGGAAAGCGCCGGAAGCACCCAGTCACCAATAAAGCCGGAATACTGGTCGATCAGGTAATTGACCTTCTTCGGGGAAAGCCCCTCGATGCCGTTCTTCCCGTGTCGTGTAATCTCCCCGAGCCAAATGGAGAACGCATCGGTGCTTTCATCGTATTGCAGGTAGTCAGGCTTTTCCTCCATGTAGCTGGAAACGATGTCGCCGCCATACCAGGTCTTATTGGTGCTCATCGCAGTAATACCGGCGAAGATGTTGTTGGTCAGCGGATTGTTCGGCGCAATCTGCTCAATAGCGAAAGACGGATAACCGGCAAACGCGCTGCTCGCAGGTTCCCCTTTCAGCCAACGCCACATACGGTTAGTGAACGCCGTAATAACGGAAGGTTCACGGCCCATCGGGATCTTGATAAACTTGTTATCTCCGATTTTGATGAGGATGTTGCTATCCTTGATGTAGTTGGAAAGCTCCTTGTAGTCATCGTCCTCTTTCAGCCCATCATACAGCAGGCCCATAATGATACCGGGTGCCACGCCGTTGATAAGCAAGCGGGAGATCAGTTGTCCAATCTCTTTCCTGCCGCGCCGGTCAATGACATTGCGAATGTTCTTGGAAAGACCCTGCATACCGGGGTTGAAGAAAGGCACAAGGGAAGCGTTCAGCTTGCGGGCAGCGAAGCCGCCACGCCCGAAGTTCGTTGTGATGTCTGCTGCATTATAGAGCGCCTGCTGCACATCGCCTGTGTCCTCCATCGTGCTGATAAATTCAGCAAGTCGGGGGTACTGCTCGACCGCTTCATTGGCAAAGGAGAGGATGTCGATTACTCTATTCAACCCACCAGCCACTTTATCGACTGCACCGTTCTTGAAATGGTGGCGGTCGGAAAGCCCCGTCTTTGGGTCATAATAGGTGGTTCCTTTTCCGCCCATCGCCTGATAGAGCTGCCAATACTTCCCGTTCGTTGCGATTTCCTTTACGGCCTTGCCGTAGTTCTTAATGAATGTGGCATTGCTGTAATGGGTAAAGTACAATGCAGACTGTGCATCACGGACGAAATTTCGCACGATGAATACAGGGTTCCATTGCGTGACCAGCTTCTTGAATGTGCTGTTGATGGAGCGCAACGCTTTCATTCCAAAGGAATTGGATTGCTCAATGGGTCTAAACCCATCGGCCATTGCTTCACTCATGTGCAGAGTAACCGGTTGGCCATCCACCCAAATGCGCAGCGTGTTCTTGAGGTTCTCTGCGGAATCCGCATCAAGGTCAACGAGATCGCCTTCCTCTGTAACACTCTGAATGTATTCCGAGATATCACGGGTAGTATCCATTGCATCTTCATACAGCATATTGCCCAGAATGTTCTTTTTGGCTGCGGAGAAGGTCTGCAAGGTCTGCCTGGCAATACTGTCGATCAGCGGCATGATATCCTGGTTGCCACCTTTTGCGGACTTGATGGTGCTGTTCACCGCAACGCTGTTGGGGTTGGAGTAGCCGCCGGAGGTGCTGGGCATATCGCGGTAGGTGGGAACATAGTGCGGATACAGTTCCTTCATGTACTGTGCCATATCAGCGCTCACGAGTCCGCCCTGCTTTCGCACCTCCATCAATCCGTCAAGGTAGGCATACACATCCTTTGCCCACTTCTCAAATTCGGGGTGTGCATCCAGCAGGTCAGCTGCGGCGGCACGGCTATCGTCTGCGGTCACGCTGCTGCCGAATACAGGCTTGTCAAACTGCTTTTCTGCCCACGCCTGGAACTGCTTATATTGCTTGGCGGCGGCAATCTGTGCCTCGGTGTAGGCTTTTGTAAGGGTAGTATCCTTGCCTGCGGCTGTGGCGATGTTCTCATCTGTCATTTCCGCAAAGCCGTTGACTTCCCTGTTCAGTTTCGCACGAAGTTCTGCAAGCTGCCGCTGCGCGTTTTCGCGTACACTCATGCGGTCTACATTGTGCTCATGCAACAGGTAGGTGTAAAACTCATCGGTCAAGCCAGCCTTTTTCGCCGGTTCAAATACCTGCATGAGGTTCTTATCGCCGATCTTCTTGCCGTTAAGGTCATACTGCCCGGCGCCGCCAATGGAATACTGCGCCGCCGCAGATGCCTGCCCGACATTGTTCGCTGCATACATGATTCTGCTGTCGCCGACTTCGTTCCCGAATCGCTCCAGCTCATCCTTAGTGTTGATCCACTGGCGCTTAAAGGTGCGCCAGTCTTTGGCGGCTTTCGCCTTAAAGGTTTCCTTGTCCTTCTTCGGCATTTCGGTCAGAACCTTGGCAACATCTTCCGTAGTGGTGGATTTCTGTTCCGCCGTCCTCAATCTGGCTTTGCTCTTTGCCCGATCCTCCCGCACCACTCGGTCAATGCGGTCCTGCGTCCTCCGCCGGTTGAATTCGTCCTTGGCTTCGGTCAGTTTTTCGTTATACTTTTCCTGTGCCTGCTGGTTGTTAGCCCGCAGGTCAGCGCGGTATTGCTTGGAAAGTGCGTCATATTTCGCCATGAATTCTGCACGGGCCTTTGCTGCCTTCTCTCGCTCTTTAGCCGCTGCTATTTCGGTGAGGAGTTTCGTCTCTGCATCACGCCAGCGGTCATTCATCTTCGCTTCCGCAGTTGCCTGCTGGCGATAGTCAGCAAGCTGCTGACGGATGTTCTTCACCTCGGCTTGTGCAGCCTTCAGCTCATCGTTTGCTTTCTGTGCAGCATCCGCAACGGCCTTGTCGATGTCGGCCATGTACTGGGCATCTTCCATGAGGGAGTAGCGGATGTCTTTGCTGGAGGTCGGGTCAACATTATCTGCGAGTTTGACCTGTTCGGGGGAGAATACTGAAACCTCTTTGCTCCCGCCAAAGTCCCACACAATCCCGTCATACCCTTTTGCACGGAGTTTGTTTATGTCGGCTTGCGTAACAATGCTTGGATCGTTTGCCTGTTTTTCGGATCGGGATTTATATACGCTATCCCTGCCATATGCGGCTTTGAGGATTCCCGGGACAGGGTTCCCATCTGTCACAACAAGCGGCTTCGTAATATTCGCATACATCTCATACAGTCTGCCATTCCCCTCGCCCATGGCGTCTGCGTATCGCTGTGCATCGGATCTCTTGCTGGTAAGATAAATGCCGGGGCCAAGCCACCCCTTCTTTCCCCTCTTAAATTCCGTAATATATCCAAACGCAGTTGTACCGTGATACATAACAAGAAGGTTTCCGTTTCCGTCTATCACCTTGCTGCCGGCGAAAAACTTCTTCTGCTCGGTGGAGAGCTTTCTGCCGGTGCTGTCGGTGTCCATGAGGGAGTAGCGGATATCCTTGCTTTCGGTTGGAGCGGTATTGTCAATGTTCTTAAATTGACTACTGTCAAACGCCACATACACGGTGGCATTATCATATTTGCCCTCTACAATGTATCCGTCATAACCAAGCGTGTTTCGAGCCGCCTCAAGAACGGTTCCGGAACCTGCTCCACCGTTCGCGATCTCCGCAAGGATTTCGCTGTCGCTGCTGCTATAATCCATAGCCGCCTTTACGGTAGAATCCAGCGCCCGGTTATACCATGTTTTTGAAGGGTACCCAATACCGCCAGCAGGGTCGTAATTCACAAGCACTTCATCACCGGTCGGGTCAACAGCCTGCAAAAGTTTTTTTACTTCTGCCCTTGTCAGCGTAATCTCGCTATCGCTTAACGGCTTTTTGATATCAAGATACCCCTCAAGGAGTTGTCCGCCGTCCTTTTGATAGCCCTCTGCCATCGGCTTGTAGTCAGTGAAATAAAATCCTTGTCCTTCGGAGCTGCCATGCTGGGACATGAAATCGGGGGAAAACTCGGTGAACACCGCCGGGCTGCCATGATATACAGGTTTCAACCTGCCCTCTGCGTCAACGACTTTGGAGCCGAAGAAATACTCCCGCTGCTCGGCAGAAAGCTCCCTGCCGGTACTGTCCATTGCCGGGATATCCATAAGGGAATGTTTCCCGCTTGCATCTTCTGCGCTATTCTGCATAGAATAGTTATTGACAGCATCAGTGTCTTGTGCTACACTAATGGTGTCGAAGTCAACCGCTGGGTTCCGTCTGGGCAATTGGAGCCCATCTCGATGAAGCAGCCGGTTGGCTTCTTTTTTGCTGTAACCAAGCAGATTTCCCCGAAGCATTTGCTCCGCAAGGAAGTCTCTGCTGTTTTCTTTTCCATACAGACTTGCCACTCTTGTTACAATATCAAAGCCCTCGCTCCGGCTCAAGTGGAGCGCCACAACAATAGGATTTCCGTCGGAATCCGCTGTAGAGGTAACAATAACTGCTGCATTGGGGACAGTGTCCGATTTCAACAGAAGCACCGGCTTGTCCAGCATTTCCGGAAGCTTCAGCAAAACATTATCGGAAAGGTTATGCCCATGGGTATCAACCTTTGCTTTTCTCTGCGCCTTTGCTACAACAGATTGCGCCATAACAATGGGCTCATTCCCTATTCCGGCAGCCTGCAGATACTGCGATGTATTGCCAAGGGCAAACAGCTCCGTCGGTTTCATTTTGCCAGCTTTGTAGTCGGCAAACTGTTCCGCAAATGGGCGGTTGTTTTTCTCCACCGCTTCCCGCATCAGCGAATAAGATATCTTCCCCGCTTCCTCCGCCTCCGTTCTACCCTCAATACCGTCAATCAAAGCCCGCTGCGCTTCGGACAGCCTGTTATAGGCTTCCTGTGCAGAGGGCTTTCCTTTTAGCTTTTTGAGGATACGGTTCAAGAAACCTTTAATGCCGGTGGCGGCTTCCGTATTTCTTGCGCCGATGTACTCCAGCATATCCCGGCTGCCCAAAAGATCACCGCTGATATCGGCAGCGACTTCCTCCGCAGCTGCATCCGGGTCAAGATCAATTCCATTGCGCTCGTACAGTTCGGTTTTGGCATTCATCATGCCCTTTACCATATCGGCATAGTCGGGGTTCTCTACCAGCGTATCAATCAGCCCGGAATACTTGCTATCAGCTACAAGGTCGTGAAACATCTCATGCCCGAAAGTAACCATCAGCGGATCACGGGAATTGATGTTGACATAAATGGTGCCATCCGGTGCGCGATAGCCATTGGTCAGTCGGTACTGCCCATTGACCTGCACCGCGCCCTCAAACCACACGATAGTCTTGCCAAGGTATTTCGCTGCATTGTTCACCTCGGCAACAGCTTTCTTTTTACTGCCGAGAATTTCAGCTTTCTTATAGCCGATCTCGGTATTGCCGCGCACATCGGTATTGGTGATCTCCTTGATACGGCGCTTGCCGTCTACATCGGTAATGGTGTTTTGCTCAACGGAAAGCCATCTTTCATCGGATTCCCGCTGCATCTGCTCCGCCTGCGCCTGCATATCGGCATCGAACTGGGCAGCAGCCTGTTCTCCTGCAGCAGCGACACGCTGGGCATATTCCGCCTGGGAGATCGCCTGTTTACCGGACTTCGCAATGTTCTGCGTAGCCACTTCGATAGCGGCAATATCCTGTGCTGTGTTTCCGCTGAACTGTACGCCGGTCAACTGGGAGAATGCCTGTCTTGCGGCAGGGTCGTTATTGATGCGAGCAGCTACGCCTTGGTTAGCTGCTACACCGGCAAGGGCGCTGTTGTAGGCTTTCTCTCCTGCGTTGGCAGGATTATCAACTGTGGGCGCAAAAGCCTGCCCTACGCTGTCCTCTGCTGTTTTAATGGATTGTGTGCGCTGGGCATCGGTAATAGCTGTTGCTACGGCTTGCGGAGTAGCTTCCACATTCAGCTTTTGGGCTGCCTGCGCCAGCGAATCCGCTTTGGAGACCATCGCCTTGATCTCATTGATGGAGACCTGGGTAATATCGTTCTGGATTTTGGAAAGGCCGCTCTCGGCATCATAGGTGAGGTTTGCTTCATACAGTCTGCCCACCATTTGGCTGCTGGGGTTCTTCTGCACCTCCGCCGCATAAATGGCAGGTGCGGTGCCTGCGCCTTTCTCCATGCCCTCCTGCACCTGCTGCGCTACGGCAGCAGGGGAAGCATTCAGTGCCTTGCCTACACGGCTGTAGGTGACGGAACGCATCGCAGCGTTGCCGCCGCCAAATACACCGCCTGCAAGAGCACCCAGCAGAATATCATAGCCGAAGTTGTCCATCTCGTCACTGTCGCCGGTGAGGGCCTTTTCAATGGCGTAGTTGATAACATCCTCTGCACCCTCCTCAATGCCTTCGGAGAGAGCGTCCCGCAGCCACTTGCCACCCACGGAATTGGCGAGGTTATACAGGCCGGGGGCTTCCGCCATCAGTTTCTTGGCCACGGCCTGCCCGGCGGCAGACTTGCCCAGCGAGCCATACAAACCGCCAAACTGTTCGGTAAGCATGGAAGCGCCACCGGCAGCGGAGCCGAGTACGAATGCTGTATCCGTATTCCCGTACTTCTCATAGGCATCTGCATATTTATTGCCCGCGGCGGATGCAGCCATCACGGGCAAACCGGAGCCGGGGAGGACCGCGTTTGCAACAAGGGACGGCACCATGTTCGAGATCGTATTGACCAGCTGCAGTGCTCCGCCCTCAACAGCACCAACGCTGGCTACATTCTTTTCGTGGCGCAGTTCTGCCTGTGTCTTATAGTCTGTGATGGGGATTTCTCTTTTATCCATAAGCCCGGCTTGCTTTACGGCATCGGTGCCCTTTACGCCCTTATCCATCAGGGCCTTGGCTTTCCACGCCTTGGTTGCCTGCACTCCGGAGCCGGAAAGGTACGAAGATGCCGCAACAGCAGCCTGCCCAGTGCTCTGGAAAGCGTTTTGCACGCCGGAAAGCACCGCATCGCCAGCCTTGAAGTGGTTGTCCTCCGGGTTATAGTCCTCCACCGCTTCCATGTTCCGCTGGTTTTTCCAGTTGGTGTAGGCGTTGGTGTAGTCAATGCCTGCGCGGTTGGCAATTTCCAGTTGCTCCTCTGCCTGCTTCTGCATATTGCCTGCCCGCATATAGGCACTCAATTTAAGCGCGGCATCGTCCCGCTTCTTTTTCAGCGCGTCTACCTGCTTTTTCATGGCGTCGCTCTGTTTACGAGAAGAAGCCCCAGCAGGCGCAGCCTGGGTAGGCTGCGTGCTGGGGGCAGAGGGATTATATTGGGTAGCTTTCTTCACAGATTGAACAAGAGAGTCAATGCCGCTCCGCTGGTAGTTCTGCTCAAGCTCCGCGGCAGGCGATGCACCGAAAGATTTTTGATAGTTTTGTTCCAGCGTTTTTCTATCCATTTTTCCTCCTGTTATTCAAGTCCGAGAAGTCTTGCCGTCATTGCATCAGAATAACCGGCCCGGCGCAACATGTTGTAGGAGTCCTGCAAGGCGGCATTGTAATTTGGGTTGTCCTTTTTGGTGGTTTTTGTCTTTGGCTTCGGGGCCTTTGCCAACCCGGCGGAATAGCTCGCCTGTGCGCTCATCTTACCGCTCTGCGGCTCCCGGTTCGCCTGAATCATGTCAAGGTATGCCTGATTCACCGCATCGGAATAGGCGTTATCCGCATCGGCAAGGCTGCTGTTATAGCGGTTGTTCAGCCGGACATAGGAGCTTTCCGCAAGGCCGCCATTGATGCCCTCACGGGCCAGCTGCCCGGGGAGGTTCTTTAGCGCCATCTCTTTGGCAATGTACGCCCTGCGTGCATTGTCCTCCCGCTGCTGGGCCGCCTGTTTCTGCTGGGCCTCATACATCTGCTGGTTGTAGGCAAGCAGCTGGTCATAGGCAGCGGTCTGCGCATCCAGCTGCGCTTTCAGGCTCTCAAGGTATGCGTCCCGCTCGGAGGTGTCCGTCACGGTGGAGGAAATTGTCGGGGAAACTCCAGCCAGGTTAGCCTTTGCCGAAGCAAGAGCTCCGCCCTTTATCGCTGCATCTACAGCGCCCCTGCCGGGTCTACCAACAGAATCCGCAGCAGCGGTTGCTGCTCTACCTACATCGTACCCAATCGGTTTTATTGTGCGGTTGCTGCCGCCATCGTTTACAAGGGTTGTGTTCTTTCTCAGTGCCAAAATTACCCCTCCTTGTCATATGCCGCTGTGTCATACTGCTCCACAGCGGCTAAAATTCTCCCACGCAGCGCCTGCGCGCTGGCGTGTTCGTTTCTGTATTTTTCTTTGATGTCTTCCAGCTCGGCGACCAGCTTATCATAATCGCTCGGCACCTGCGCATCGTCATTGAGATACTGCCGCACCAACGCCAAAAACGCACTCCAGTGCGGTCTGATATATGCAGGGCAATCTTTCCTTGTGTACCAGTCATGGTGCTGGTAGACGGCGGTCTCGTCCAAGCCATGCCGTTTAAGAATAGCAGCGCAAAGTCTTGCACCGTTATCTTCGGCAATCCGGTTATACTCGGCATCAGTTCCGTCCATGATGATCTCGATGGCGATGGTAGTGCTGTTGCCGGGGCCGTAGTTTCCATCAGCCGCGTGCCAGCCGACCTCGCCCTCATCAAGGTTCTGCCATGCTTCGTTCTCGTCCACATAGTAGTGGACACGGACAGACCCCATGTTGCAGTTGGGGTAGGTCGCGCGGGTGTACTGCTCCGCCATTGTGGTTCCGTTAGGAATCTTGATGCGCCCGGTATTATGTATCGTGACGCCTTTAATCGCAGAAAGCGGACGATTGGCCTTATAGGTCGTTCCCTTTCGGTAGGTGTAACCACCTTCCTTAACATCACGGTTCCAAACCGCAGAATCCGGGATTATCTTCTCACAGATTTTTACGCCGTTATCATAGCGTACATTATCGGGAGAGAGGAAAGCCATTAGGCTTCCCCCTTTCCTTCGGCATCCAAAATAGCCGCATCAGTGTGTTTAACCATCCCCGTTGTGGTAGCATCATAAGTACCACCGGCAGCCAAGGCCACGATAACCGCATTAAGCAGGCACAGGATAACGCCCTGCACCGTCAGCTCGGCTCCTGCAAACGCTTCTGCGCCCACGAGGATAAGTACGGAAACGATATAGGCCAAGAGGTTAGTGTTGATGTTCCGCAGGGGGGTCTGCTTCAAAAACTGGGTGATGATAGTGACCATCATCACAGCGCCGGCATAGGTTCCAAGGGTTGTCCAGGTTACAAATTCGTTCATAGTTACGCTCCTTTTCTCTGCTCAAGGTTGGTCACCCTTTTGTTAAGGGCTTTGTTCTGTTCTTCCAAAACGGGGATCCGTTCCGCGAAGTTATTGTGCAGCCGCACCTCCCGGGTCAGTTCTTCCAGCTTGGTGTCGGTTACGGCCTGCGCCCGTTCCATCTTGTAGTCCCGCTCGGCATTGCTCCGGCTGTTGGTTATCACCACCGCCAATACCGACGCCACACCTGTGATAATTGCTACCCAAACACTTGCATCCATATCAGTCCTCCTCACTCAGCCGCAGCAGCATATCATACTCCTGCGGGCTGATTATTTTTTCTGCTTCCTCTCGGAGTAGATGCATTTTGAATTTCTTATTGATGTTGTTTTGCTTATACCATTTGTTCCAGTAGTACACATTGGCCAGTGCTCTCGCCTTGTGCATCACGCAGATATTGGTGCTGCGGCAGTTGACCGAGCCAGTCTCCTGATAATTCCATGCGGAGCACCATGCGCAGCCGGAAGCGACCGGACATTCCCAGCATTCATCCGTAGACTGCGAACGGCGGGTAATGCTGTCAAGGTATTCCTTAATTGCTTTGTGCTCCGGCTGCTCAAATACCCCATCGACAGTCCCAACGATGATGGGCGGGGCATCGTTGCCCAAAGAGGATGGCATATATCGTAGGCAGGGGTAGGCAATACCATCAGGGTCAAACGCCAGCATGGCCCCGGTACCGCCGCACCAGTTCCCATTTTCCTCTGGCGAAAGCGGGTGAAAATTATCCTCCGAAAACAGGGAGACCGTGGTGCCATCGTTGTTTGCCAACAGCTTATCAGCCATCTGCTTCATTTCATCGTACAGCACCTTGGCGTGTTCCGGTGTCCACTTGGCTTCATGTACACAGTTGGCGTGTATTGTTTTCATGCCCTCGGCCATAAAGAAGTCCACGATGCGGTTAAGATTACGGATGTTCTCCGGGGCAATGGTCACTTTCGTCCCCAGTTCTTCATAGAAATGAGCGTTAAAGTGCTTCATTGCCGCGTAGGCATCATCGAAGTTGCCGCGCCCATCGTGATAGACCCGGCAGGCATCATGGATTTCTTTCGGCCCGTCAAGCGTTACAGCGAAGCTCAGATTATTCCGGAACTTGTGGAGGAACTCCTGCACTTTCGGTTCAAAGTACAAAGCACCATTCGATGTGATATTGACCCTCCATGTATAGATCCACGGGTGCTGCAGCTCCAGGCAGCGCCGCACAAAGTAGGTGCAGATATCATCGATCACATCAATAGCCATCAGAGGTTCCCCACCGATCATATCCAATATAATAGCCTTTGTTTTTCGATTGATGAATGTTCCCTTGTCTTCTTCCCACATACGGAAGAGAAGATCGACACCAGCCCGAGCCGTCTCTTTTGACATCACCCTATGTCCTTTATGCCCTTGATAACAATAAGTGCAGGCCATCGGGCAGTCATCTGTCACTTGAAAAGTAATGTCCCGGACGAGAAATTCCTCCGGCAGCATTTTGGTGCTCTCTTCTGGGTACAGGGTACAAAGGTAATCCGCATAGCTTATTTCGCTTCGCTTCATACAGCCTCCATCTGGTACTCAATAGCGCACTCGTCAAAGTTAAAAGAATAGCTCATAACTGCGCCGTCGGGCTTAAAGCGCTCACTCACTTCTCTTTTGGCCAGCTCCAGCTCCACGCTCTTCGCTTCACAGCTATCGGCATACAGCTGCAGGTTTTTCTCCAGTACATCAGGCTGCGCCATCAGATAACGCAGAACACCCAGCGCCGCGTTATACTCGTACCAGAGGCGTTCCACACAGACGCTATCCTGTTCGCCGATGTTCACTTTAACCGTCATTTAAGCTCCTCCTTATAAACCGACAACATAATTATTATATGCATCCTCGGTTTTCAACACTTCATTAATCAGTGCTTTAAGGTCTTCAATTCTGGTAGAATCATATGCATAAATACCCATCAGTTGTCTCTTTAAGTCCTCCATTAGGAACCATTCCATTGTATTTTCCACACAATCTTTATGCGCATCAAGAACTTTAAGGCAATAGGATATTACTTTATCGATGCCCTCAGCATTGCGCTTGCGATCAAAGATAAAGAAACCTACAACCGCAGATTTTGTGCGTTCGTCATATTTGCTCCCTGTGGCTTCCTCTACTTTCTTGATAAGAGAATTAGCATAAGCCTGCAGTTCGGCTTCTGTACATTCTACCACCTGCTGCATCGGTTGAGCACACATAATATAATAGAGCTCTTTACCTTTCGAACTCTTACTTTCTTCGAGTGCATTTTTTATCTCGTCGATAGAGATTTCTTTCATTTCTGCAATCCTTGTTACAATGATTGCTTGATTTACTCCAAACATATGAATACCCTCCGTCTATTCTTTGTTTTAGGTTGACATCCGAGCTTGCGTTCCGCAACCGCCTCTACAACCAGTAGTGCAGCCCTTTGCACAATTCGACATACATCCTCCGGAGCAACCTCCAGAACATGACCCTGTGCAATCCATTCTGCATGCCGCTGTGCAGTTACTCGTGCACCCGTCTCTCCAGCAAGCTCCTCCGCACGAGGTGCTACAACCTCCAGAACAGGTCCCTTGACAGTCACCAGTACAGGTTCCACTACATCCGCTGCAATCATAAGAGCAAGAGCCTCCACAACCAGAACAGCTGTTATAGCAACCGGAACTGCACAGTCCGCTGCAGCCGGATGCGCAATCCGAACCGCTGCCACGCATGGGATATGCTTCATGGGCTGCCAGCTTTGCATCCAGTGTGGCAAGCTCCGGGACGGCGTCCCCAGCTGCTTTTTCGGTATACCCACTGGGCGAAATCGCGTTGATCGGTACGACCAGCTTGTTAAGGTGTTCCGGTTTGACGATGACCCCATTGGCGGGGACAACGCTGTAGTCGTAGGCTGCTCCGGCATAGGCCGTCAGAGAGCCGGAGCGGCAGCGACGATTCATTTCCGCTTTTACCCTTGCTTTAAGGCTTACAAAGTCCGAGGCAAGAATCTGGTTCTGAGAATTAAGAGCCAATATGTTTCACCCCCTTAACTGAATGCCGCGCCAACAGCTACCCATGCAGTGCCGTTGTGGTATTTGATAATACCGCCGTTTGCGGTATCGATCCACAGCAGCTTGGTATCCGGTGCCGTAGCGGAAGCTACAAAGCCACCGCCGCCGGATGGCGCATAGATGGCATTGCCGGAGATACTGCCCCCACCGTTGATGATCTCTGTTATCATCACCTGTACCGCCATGTCCGCATTGGGCTTTTCGCCCATTGCCTTGGCGGTAAGGGTACCGTTGTTGTTCTCAATCCAAAGGGCAGATGTACCGCTGTCGAGGATAACGCCAAGAGCGGTTGCATCCATCTGGATATCCACCTTGCTGTTTACGGTAATGTCGGAAAGGGTTATGGTCTGCGCATAGGGGCTTGCAGCTCCTGTCCACCCGGCAGCGGTCAGGGTAACGCTCGCTTTCTTTACCTTGCAGGCGTTAATCGCTGTCTGCTGTGCAGTGGAAACAGGCTTATTGACATCGCTGGTGTTATCTACATTTCCAAGTCCGACCTGGGCTTTGGTCACGCCATGTGGGTTAGCCTTATCGGAAACATGGGTATAGGGGGCCTGCTTCACATTGTCCACATTGCTAAGGCCAACTTGCGTTTTGGTTACTTCGTGAGGGTTGGCCTTGCTTGCGATATGGCCGGGCACATCCGCCAGCGCCGCGTTAAATGCGGTTTCCGTTCCGGTGTATCCTGCTTCTACGGCAGTCTGGTAGGCGGATTTGCCATCCTTTCCTGCTGCACCGGCAGGACCTTGCGGCCCCTCCGGACCCACTTCGCCCTGCGGCCCCTGAACGCCCTGTTCGCCTTGCGGGCCTGTAGCGCCGGTAGCACCAGCCGGGCCGGTTGCGCCGGTCTCACCCTGCGGACCTGTAGCACCGGTATCTCCTTTTTCGCCCTTATCGCCTTTGGGCAGTACAAAGTCGAATACCGCAGCAGAGGTTGTGCCGCTGTTGGTAACGGAAGCAGCAGCGCCGGAGGTTACTGTACCTATTTTAATAGTAGCAGCTGCACCGTCAGCACCGGGAGAACCGGCTGGGCCTTGCGGGCCTGTCGCGCCTGTTGCACCAGTAGCGCCTGTGGGGCCTTGCTCGCCAGTGTCCCCTTTGTCGCCTTTCTCACCCTGCGGGCCTTGTTCTCCAGCAGCGCCAGTAGCACCGGTAGCGCCAGCTGGGCCTTGCTCGCCTTGTGGCCCCTGTACGCCTTGAGGGCCTTGAGGGCCGATGGGGCCTTGCAAAGCGCCTACGCTTACCCAGTCATTGGCCGTCTCGCTCCAGATGTAGCACTCGCCGTCCTCCTGCACATAGTACATCTTGTTGTTCCCGGCGGGGATCGCGTTTTTCAGCGCTGCCAGTGTAGGATAGCTGTCCTCGATATACAGGCTGGTTCCATCTTTACCGGCAGGGCCTGTCGGTCCTTGCGGTCCCATAGGCCCCTGCGCACCAGTAGCGCCGGTAGCGCCTGTTGCACCAGTATCACCTTTGTCTCCCTTTTCGCCCTTTAAGCCACGAGGGCCAGCAGGGCCTTCTGCACCTGTAGCACCTGTCGCCCCGGTTGCGCCTGTGGCTCCGGTATCGCCCTGTTCACCCTTGGGGCCTGCGGGACCAGCCGGGCCTTGTGCGCCGGTAGCGCCTGTTGCACCACGGGCACCGGTTGCGCCGGTATCACCCTTGGGGCCAGTATCGCCTTTATCACCTTTGGGACCGGTTGCGCCTGTGGCACCAGTAGCACCGGCAGGACCCTGTTCGCCTGTTTCGCCCTTGGGGCCCTGGATACCCTGTACGCCCTGAATACCCTGCGGGCCTCTTGTGCCCTGGGCACCCTGCTGGCCCTGTACGCCCTGCGGGCCCTGCGGGCCTCTCACACTGACGGCCTGCGGTGCAATGGCGGTATCCTGGATGGTAAAGGACATGACGCCGCTGGCATCTACAGAGGGAACAATAACGGGGCCTGTCAGGCCTTGGTCACCCTTCGGCCCCTGCTCGCCTGTGTCGCCTTTCTCGCCCTGCGGGCCGGTATCGCCTTTCAGGCCGGTGATGATGGTCTGCTCGCCGTCATCGGTCACAGTTCCGTTGGCAAACTTCATGCGGCTGCGCTGCGGGGCTACTGTCCCGTCCGGCTTGACAATGATGTGGCCGGAGGAGCCGGTCGCTTCCCATGTTACGCCATCTTCGCTGGTTTCCAGCACCTTGTCATCGTTAAGGCGGATGTACCTCACATTGCCGGTCAGGATCCGCTTTTCCAGCTCTTCCTGTACGGTCGATGCCGCACCGCTGATATCCTCTGCGCCCATGTTGGCGGCAGCGGTCAAGGCATTCAGCGCGTCCACCAGGCTGTTGTACGCGGGGATCACTACCTCACGCACGACCTGCTCTACGGAATACTGCATCTCACTGGCAGACAGGCCGGGGGTCGTTTCCTGTCCGATTACACCCACCCTGTTGCCATCGCTATCGGTAAATACAGCGTCCGGGGTATAAGCATTGCCATCGGACGCTTTTATTTTTTCAAACATATCTTACCCCCTGTATTTCTTGGTTTCTCGGTACTCTACGGCAATGTTTTCTATGCCGAAAGGCTCCGCATTGGCATTGGAGAACCGGAAGCGCACCTTATCCAGATTGCGCATATCCAGCTTGCGCCCCAGCACCTTTGGGGTGGCATCGGTACTCCATGTCCATTTCGACCAGTCGATGTCCTCCCACGAGAAAAACCTTGCCGTTCGGGCATCGGTCAGGATGGAGATCCATTTGCCGCTGCACATCGCATAGGCGTTTACACTGGTGCGCACAAAAGCGGACAGCCTGCAGGCCATGTACCGGAAGTGTTTGCTGGAGTAAAAGGTCTTGCCATCGATATCTGGGGTTTCCCACTGGCACCCTACTGGTGTGTATGTCTCCCCGTCCATCGTGTCGTTGTAGGAGTTGGGAGCGGTCTCATCGGTATTGAATTTGCATACTTTGCCATCCGCCGTGCCAAAGAACAGTTCGCCGTTATCGTCCCAGATCACCCTTGCGGGTATTCCGGTCAGATAAAAGCACTCGTACTGGTAGTTGGAATACGGCTCCCCATCCTCGTAGTGCTTTTGCAGCAGGTCAAGCACATACACGCCAGCACCGGCCGCAATGAAATAAAAGTCCTTGTGGATGCAGGCATAGGCATCGACGATATTGCTTTCCGAAAGCAGCTTCGGATTGATATAAAAGCTGCGGCTCTGCACATAGCGCTCGCCGGTCACATCGGAAGCAGTCAGTGCGAAGATGCCGGTGGAGGAAAGGAACAGCGGCTCGTTATCGGTCGGCACAAAGCTGTGCGGAGCGATTGCGCCGTGTCCGGTGATTACATTTCCGGTCTTAAAGGCAAAGGTCTCCACGCTGTTGCCGAGATCATCGGTCTCCGTTACCGTGGAGCCGGTGCGCACATACACCGCGCCGGTGGTTCCGCTCTTGTGGGCCGCTATCCTGTCGCCCACGATGGAATAACCTACAATGCGCTCGCTGTCCTCGCCCAGTATCGAATAGGATAGATCGGAAAAATAGGAAAAATCATTCTGTGCCGACCAAAAATCCCTGTTCTTAAAGTTCGGATCGCCGGTCACAAATAGCCGGGTGCCCGTCTCGCCATACACAATACAGGTATCGCAGTTCGTAATGCGGCTGCGGCTCTCGCTCCTGTCCTTGGATGCAGTGATATATACATTGTCCGCGCCCTCCAAAGGGGATTTACCCGGAGCGGCTACGAATGTCACGGTGCCGCTGGTGCGGTTTACAGTAAAGTCGGTAGTCTCCACCTTGTCTACAAAGGAACCGTCAGCTTGCAATACCTTTGCCGTTACAGGTGTTGTATCCAAATTCTCAAGGGAAAGTTGGAATACTGTTGCTGCTGCGGTCTTCTCTCCTACATAGAAAGATTCCGTCCACTTATCCGACATGAGGTTGATATCCTCATAAGTTGTTCCGCCGGTACCATCCGGATTTTTATTGATAACGATGCGCGGCACATAGGCGCTGTCCGATACATTTGCCACGGTAAAGGTGTCGTCACTGTGTGTTACCTTGTAGTAGTGTGATCCATCCAGCAGGTACAGTGCTTTATCGAAGTTCTTGCCAACCGAAAAGGCATCGTTCATGTCGGAAGAGATCAGCGTATCGCCTGCATACAGTTTCGTGCCCGCATGGATAATATCTGTCCCATCCAGAGAGAACCGACCATTGATACGGCCATCGTATACCGCCGTTTTGGCAAAGCCAAGGCGCTTTCTCACGCGGCCGGGGGAGGATCGGATCATGTTCTCGCAGTTGGGGCTTCTTCTTGGGTCGATATTGGTTGCGCCGCTGGAAAAGTCGCAGCCATAAAAGTCGTTAATGACCATGGCATTGGTCTTTGCCACATCAGCGCTGGGGAGTTTTGCAGGGGAATATCTCATTTGCTCCCCTCCTTACATCATGAATACGGTTTCAATTACTTGGTGTTTCTCGATGTCCTCGTCCGTCATAGCGCCTACCATCTCTGCAAAGCGTCCGGTGAGGAACTGATTCAGCGCCAGTGTCTCATCAATGCCGCTTGTGGCATCAATGGCCAGCCGAAGTGGAATCAGCGGAACCGCCTTGGGCTCCACCTCTATCTCGGTCGCACCGGAAGCGCCTGCAAGGGTGGCGTGCCGGTGCTTATACTGGATATCGAACTGCCCGCTGTAATGGTACGGAATCGCAATATGGTATTCATCCAGCCGCCGGTAGTCGGAAAAGTCGCGGAAGGCCACGCTGTCACCGGAGAAAAGGATTTTCACCATGCCGTTCATCTGCTGGGGCAGCTCATACGGCACCCATGCTATGTGCTCCGGGATTTCTACCAGCGGGAATGCATAAAACGCAGTGTTTCTTACCTGGAATGGGTACTGCGATTCCAACTTGATGCTGCCGTTAAAGCTGCCGGAAAGCCGCTGGAACTCAGGAGCGGTAATCTGCCGCCGGGCCCCATCGATAGTCGCTGTTAGAACACCGCAAATTTCAAGCGTGTAGGCTTTTGCATCACTGTTTGTAAACTCGTAGGTATCACCGGGATAAACCGTCTTAGCTTCAAAATGGGAGCCCTCCATGCACCGAGGCATGTTCTGAACGATGCTGATGGATTCGATCAGCGGGAACTGCGATTCCACCATTGCAACAGCACCGTCCAGCAGGTGCTCCATTCTGTCCTTGTAGTCGGCTATAAACCCGTTGCTTGCGGCAGCGCCGTTTACGGTGGCTTCATCTATCCACCGCAGCGCACCGTTGATGGCATCGTTCTTGTTCATTCAATCACCCCATGTACCCTGCTTCTTCAAGGATGCGGGCGACTTCTTCGGGTACATCTACCCATTCGCCGCGCTTGATCTGATAGGTGTAGCCGTTGATGCACACAGGCACTACGACATCTTCTTTGTTCAGCTTGTCCTTCGGCAGACGGATGCGTACCTTCTTGCCCTTGGCGAGTTCCTCGCCTGTCTCTTTCTCTACAATCTCTCCGATCATGTCGGGATTGTCAGCCTTTTTGATGTTAGCCATATTAAATCCTTTCTGTAAAAGAAGGGAGGGGTGTTACCCCCTCCCTTGTATTTGGTTAGGCGGTAGCCATGGACTGAATGCAGACCATTGCCAGCTCCTGCAGGCGAACAGTAACCGCCATCGCTTTCCAGCCGACACTCGCGCGCTGGTTCAGGGGGTCCTCGGTACCGGCGGAGCCAGTGGGCTTGATGATGATTTCGGGTTTGGAGGAGCCGTTCACATCGACCACGCCGTAAGCGTCCTTGCCTACGATAAGGGTCTTATGCAGGGTTCCCGCAGTAGCGGTCTTTGTGTCGGTGGGACACATGGTAGTCAGAATGAAACGGACACCATGGATACGGCCGATCTCGCCCTTCATGATGTTCTCTGCACCATTATACTTAGAGATATCCTGCCACAGGCTGTCGTTCTGCAGGTCGTATGCTACACTGGGATCACAGAAGCCGATGTAATAGCCGCCCTCCAGGGGCTCGGCGTTGTTGTTGCGCAGGGTGCGCACCGCTTTCTTGATCTCCTCGCTGTTTACCACCTTACCGGCGGCAATAGCGGCAGCGGAAGCAGCGCCGCCAGCAAACTGCTGGGAAGTACCCTTGAAGATAACATCCGCGCAGCGGGTCTCCAGGGTCTTGGCGGCGTTTTCGCCCATCAGCGCAGCGGACTCCGTCAGGACGGGGTCGATGCCGACCATGCTGATCTTGTCAGACAGGCGAACCCAGTTGCCCTCCTGCGCCACGGTAGCGGTCACAGCGGTGATGGACAGGTTGTCGCCGTCAGGGGTTACGCCCTCGGTCAGGGATGCCGCAGGTACATCAAGGGAGTTGAAGCGGCGGAAGTTGATGGTGTCGCCCTCGTTCTTCGGCATGGGGCGCTTCTGACCGTACTTGAGGAAGGTCAGATTGGGCAGCAGCCGGGACAGCAGGGTACGATCGTAAAAGGTTTTCTGTTCAGCGGTAAGATTACCGTAAGTCTGGGTAGTAGTAGCCATAGTTTTATACACTCCTTAATTTTTTAATTCCCCCCGGAGTGCAGCTTGATACAGCTTTTCAAAGTCTTTGTCCGACATCTTCATGTAGTCGGCTTCGGTTTCGGGGCTTTCGCCCGTCAATGCTCCGGGAGATGCTTGTGCGTTGTTGTTGATTCTTCGGAGCGTGTCTTCCTTTGCCTTGTTTGCAGCATCGTTGGCGAGGTCAAAATAGCTGTTCGCCAAAATTGTGTTGAACGCTGCATCCACGCTGCAGGGCGTCCCCTGCTGGGTGCAGTAGTCCATCAATTCAACCACTTGGTCTTTGAGATTTGTGAATGTCTGCCCTCTTACAGGGTCAGCCTCCAGCTCTCTCATGCGCTCATTGCTCCGCAAGCGGGTAATCTCCGCTTCCAAGGATTGATTTCGGTAAGCTGATACGGGGTCGGTTTGGCCGTCCTCGTCCAGCCGCTGCATCGCAACAAATGCTTCGTACTCCGCCTTTGTGGTGATGGGTCTGTCATTGTCATAATGATTGGTCAGGCCCATGCTGCGGATAAAGTCGTCCACGCTCTTTTGGGATGCTTCTTTGATTCTCCGTGACACACGCTGTGTCACGGTGATCTCCGGCTCCGGCTCTGTCTCCAGCTCTACCTCCGGCTCGGTTTCCTCTACTGCGGGAGAGGAGTCGATATCTTCTTCGATATCTTCATTAGCAGCAGTCATGATTTCTTCGTCCATAAATTCCTTTCTGTGGCGAGGTTCGGTTTGTTCCGTTTAGCAGCCACTTAAAAATTGGTTATCCCTCCAAGGGGTTGGTCACATAGGTCGGCGTCCTGTTAGTGCATTTGGGGTTCTTGCACTCCAGCTGCAGCTTGATAAACGCTTTTGTCTCTGTGTTTGGGGAGGTATCCCCGGTGAATGTAAGGTATTTGCCGGTGATTCTCATTTCGGCTTTACATTTTGGGCACAGCATTGTTGCCACCTCCTGTGAACTTGTCCATGACGGTCGGGGCCTTCGGCACATCCGGCAGCGGAACTCCGCCAATGCCGGAAACGCTCTGTACGCCGTTCACTTCTTCCTCCGGAACGCCAGGCATTCCCACCGCTTGCGGCTGGGTTTCCCGCATTCGCTTGAACTTCTCCTTGAATGGAGCTACATTCGGGTCGGACAGCTCGATGTACTGGTCGATGGAAATGTCTCCTCGGTCAAGCATCTTGTCCAAGGTCGCCTGTGCCAGCACCGCAGAATACTCGGACGATGCGCCTACATCCACCTGCAGGTCAAAGTCGTACATGGCGTAGTCAGTACCCGTAAATGCTCTGCCTGATACCTCGTCCCCCATCTCAATGACGATTTCCCGCTTGTCGGAGCAGTATGTTTTGAAAAACTCCATCCAAATGCGGCCGATCTCCTTAACTGCGTGCCAGTATCTGCGCTGGATCTCGTTGACCGGGGTCTGCGCTTGGTTTTGCAATGCGATGATTGCGGATGCCGCCATGTTTGCACCCAAGGACTCGCCGGTCGTTACCTCGGTCGTACCGGTTACTACGCGGGTCAGGTCGATCATGTCGTTGCTGACCTGCGTAGCAGCAGACGAAAAAGCCGGAGGCTGCAGGTACGATATCCCGCCGTTGGAGTAGTCGGTGACGATCTCCCCCGGCTCGTTTGTCAGCGGCTGTCTGATTGCACCGGGCTTTGCCACGATCTTCGGGAAGCCCATCTGTTGGATGGCCAGCGCCTGCATCCCATACATAAAGTTGATGAGCTTTTGGTTGGGGATAAGCCCTTCGATTTCGCCGATGCCGTAGAAACAGGCTTTACGCAGCTTCCAGTTGAGCGCCGCCACAGGGTACAGCTTGATGCGGGTTGGGCTGCCCTGCGGGGTAAGCGGCACTGCCGTGCATATCTCCACGCTGCGGGTCGCTTTGTCAAATACGACCTCACCGTTCTTGCGGTAATACTTGGTCAGCACTGTGACCTTTTCGTTTTCCTTGCCGTCCAGCTCGATTCTCTCGGCCTGATAGGTGCTTGCATCCTCAAATTCATCGGGACAGATGTTTGCCACCTTTTCCGCAGGCAATCCCCTGTCCTTTGCCATCTTGCGTACAGCGCCCAATTTGAGCCGCTGGGCGATGATGAGGTAGTCCTGCTTCTGCACATCCCGGAGCTGCGGGTTGGCTACAAAAAAATTGAGAGCATCCACGGTTTCCCCACGAAGCTCCCCTACATATTTGTCGCCTGTTACGCTGGTGTCCCAGTAAAAGTGCCATATGCCTGTGCCGTTGGTCGCTGCATCGTCACACGCCTCGTTGCACAGTTTGTCCATGTCAGCCCTGTCCCAGATCGTCCGTGCGTACTCGGTGCAGTTTTCTGCAGCGTCCTGATGCATCTGGTCAAGGATTTCGTCACCGCTGGCGCTGCCCTGTCTGTAGACGATGCTGACAGGCTGGTCAAGCACGCTGGAGCGCTTGCTGCGGACGATCATGTCCACGATGTTAAGGACGGGTCTCGGCAGGTTTTTGGTGCGCTCTGTCGCTTGTGGCCACTGGTCGCCCTCCTTAAATCGCACAAAGGTCGGGAATTTGGTGCTAAAGCCCATCTTGTTGTGGTACGCTACACCCTCTCGGTATAGCGTCCACAGGGTTACATCACTCATATCAATCCTCCGGGCCGTTAAGCCACTCGTTGAATATCTTGGTTGCATATTGCTCCTGCGCCGTCTGGTCGTCCCCTAACGCCCACAGGATCAGGCGTTTGAGCCATCGTCTTACCATACCTGATACCCTCCTTGTTCTTCGGTCTGCCGCAGCTCCGGCGGCAGCTTGTACTTGGTAACCGGCGGCTGTCCCGCATACGGTCTCCCGCTGCAAAAATACCTGATTGCATCAGGCGCATGGGTCAGCTCGTGCGGCTCTGTCGCTACATCGTTTGGCTTGTGGTCATCATACTGGACCATCGGCAGGCATCTGATGACCTGCTTACAGTTGCGGAAAAACCGAAGCCCTGCTATCCTCGTCTTATCGCCGGTGATGATATCTCGACTGTCCCTCGGTTTTAGCCACTCATGTACATCCTGCCAGCCGTTGATACGGTCGTTGTCCACCTTGACCAGCGGGATGTCCTGCTCCATAAATATGTCTGCCACGCTGCGGCCTGTGTCATTACGCCTGTTCCACAGGTCGGGCGGTGCAAGCCATTGCTCGATCTTATCGTCCCCGTTGGCCTCCTTGATCCGCATGGCGGCATCGGAGGCGATCAGCCCTGACTCGTATATCTCTCGGTACACATAGCCGTTGCCCTCGCCGTCTATTGCGATCCAGTATCCGGCCAACATATCAAGGCCGTAGTCCATCGCAAAGTAGCGTCTCCACCAGTCAGGAATCTCGATGGGGTCTATCACATGGATATCGTCACGCCACTCGGCAAAATACTGACCTGCAAACACATTCCAATCGCCGTCCAGCCATGCCCGGCGCATATCCTCCGGCAGCGTCTCCAGCATCCGTACATATTCCGGGTCCTTATCAACCAATACCGTGTTGTCGTATACCTTTGCAGGGATAAACTCGTAGTCATCGGGGTTTTCCGCCGCCGTATAGTCACGGTCGATAAACAGGCGCTTGACCCACGCATGGCCCACTCCGCCGGGGTTTGCCGTCAGATAGATCCTGTGCGGAAAGCTGTTGGCGCCGCGGTTACAGGCTACAAGGCAGTTGTACATGAATTCTGTGAATTGCGTTGCCTCATCGATAAAGATGACATCGTACTCCTGCCCCTGGTACTGCAGCACATCGCCCTCTGCTGCACAGTAGCCAAAGCGGATCCTGCTGCCGTTGGGGAATATCATTGCCTTTTCGCTGTCCCGGTAGGTCGCTATCGCTGGTTCCAGTGTCTTGCGCAGCTCCATGATGTGGTTGTTCCACAGGTCTGCATAGGTGCGCCGCAGTATGATGATCTTTATTCCGGGGTAATACAGCGCCAGCAGCGTTGCCTTTGTCCGTACCGACCAGCTTTTTCCGCCGCCTCTTGCCCCGCCGTAGGCGATACGCTTTTTGGTGGAACGCAGAAACATCTCCTGCTTGGGGTTTGGTGTGCCTAGGTCGAGTGTCATTTTGCCAGCTCCTCTGCCCCGCCCAGCACGATCTCGATTTTGGGTATCTCGCCACCCAGGTCAATCGGCTGATTGGCCTTGCCGTATACCCGGTCTAATACGGTTTCAGCGCACTTTACCCTCGTTTCGGTTTTCTCATTTGTGTTGTTGAGAGTATCCACCAGCAGCTTGACTGCCGCAGGAGTCGCCGCTTTTAGCATCGCTCTGGCGTCTTCGGGGATTTTCGGTCTGCCACTCGGATTTCCGCTTTTCCCTTTTTCAAACGGCTTGCCCCATGTCTTACTGTTCTTTTCGCTGTTACCTGCCATCTTCGGCACCTCCTTTCATAATTCTTCCCGCCCTATCCCTCCCGGTGTCTACTATGCCGGGCTACCAATTATTGTTACCAAACCGTGGTT